TGGGATAGTATCAGAGTGTAAGGAACTAGATATATCAACAAAAGAAGATTTAGAAATAAAAAGAATAATAGAGGAGTGGGAAAAGAATAATGATTGAACAATATTTAAATCCATATAAATTTACTTCTAGACAAGAAATATCAGCTAAAACTGGATTAAGCGAAAGAGAAGTAAGAAGAAAAATAAGTAAACTAAAATTAACTAAAGCAGTACTATATAATTCACAAACTAAGGGGTATAGAATAAGAAAAACCAAAGAGCAATTAAGAGAGTTAAATTTAGATGATCTAACTAAAGAGATGTTATTAAATAATCATACTCAAAAAGATATTAAAGCTAGGATAAAGGCATTAGAAGAAGAAATCGCACCTTATGAAGAATATGAAAAAGAATTACAAGCTGAATATATGAGAAAGGCTAATGATGAATTCTATGGAAAAAAGAAAACTAATTGAATATGCACTATATAAAGGGGATGAATTTTTAGCTTTAGGTACTAAAGAGGACTTAGCTGAATTTCTAGGAGTAAAAGTAAAAACAATTAATTTTTATAGAACTAAAACATACTTAAAACGAATCGAAAAAAGTAAAAATGAAAGATATATAGTTATAAAGGTTGAAGATATAGAATGACAGAAGATGTAATCTATGAACTTACTAAATTATATTTAAAACAAGTAAATAAGAAAGAAGATAAATTTATTATGAGTAAAAAAGAGCTAATAAGTTTTTGTTTAAAAATGATGAAAGTTATTGAGAGGTATGAAAAATGAAAAAAACTAAGATAGAGTTGTATAATGATCATTTTCAAAATTATAAAGTATATGGTATCCCAAAAGCTCAATTGGTAATAGCAGACATACCATATAACTTAGGAAACAATGCGTATGCCAGTAATCCTATGTGGTATGTAGATGGAGATAATAAAAATGGGGAAAGTGAATTAGCAGGAAAAACCTTTTTTGATACGGATAACGATTTTAGAATAGCCGAATTTATGCATTTTTGTAATCGTATGTTAATTAAAGAACCAAAGGAAAAAGGGAAAAGTCCAGCTATGATAGTATTTTGTGCTTTTGAGCAAATGCAAACAGTTATTGAATATGGGAAAAAATATGGTTTTATAAAAAGCTATCCATTAGTATTTATAAAAAATTATTCTGCACAAGTTTTAAAAGCAAATATGAAAATAGTAGGTGCTACAGAATATGCAGTTGTACTTTATAGAGATAAATTACCTAAATTTAATAATAATGGAAAAATGATTTTTAACTGGTTTGAGTGGAAAAGAGATAGCAGTAAAGAATATCCTAAAATTCATCCTACTCAAAAACCAATATCGGTATTAAAAAAACTAATAGAAATTTTCACTGATGAGGGAGATGTAGTAATTGATCCTGTAGCAGGTAGCGGAAGTACATTAAGAGCATGTGCAGAAATGAATAGAAGTTGTTATGGATTTGAAATAAAGAAAGATTTCTTTAGATTAGCTAATGAAAAAATGTTAAGCGATATAAAGATACAGAGTACAATTGATGATTTTATAGAGGTATGAAAATGGATTTACAAAAAATTAGAAATATGAATGACACTGAATTAGAAAATTATTTAAAAAGTTTAACTAATAAAAGAATTATATGTGCAAAGTGTGGGACTAAAAATCCTAATTATACAATAAATGTTCAAAATAAGAAGAAATTTCAACAAAAGAAATTATGTAATCTTTGTAATGATTGTTATAGTGATTTATTAGATTATCTAGGAATATGTGATATTTTATGGGATTAGAAAATAAAAAGAAAGATTAAGGATAAGAGATTAGTATGCTAATTAAATTAATAAAAGCTATATTCAAATTTAATTTTGAAAGAGATAAGAAAATATTTGGAGGAAAAGATGAAAAAAGAAGATTATAACGTTTTTTTAAAATCTATAATTACATCAACAATAGAAGGAGAAGAACATCTAGGAAAAAATCTTAAAGAAAGTTGTATAGATTATATTTCAAGAATAGATAAAGCTATTGAATATTATGAAAAAGAAAATATAGATGGTTTCTTAACTACTACTGAAATAAATAATTTATTAGAAATACTAAAAGGAGAACCTAATAATGAATAAAGAAGAAATATACTTTAGGTTATGCAATATGTAATTCAATACAAGAAAATAAAGATAGAATAGAAAAGTTAGAAAAACAAAATGCTCAATTAAAGAAAAAGAACAAGCAACTAAAAGAAGAAAAGGAAGAACTTAAAAAGTGGTTAGAAGAACAAAAACAATTTATAGAGAATATCCCTACATTTTCAAATGATATAAAAAATAATCATATAGGTATGGTAGGTGCTTATCAAAATACATTAGACAAAATAAAAGAATTAGAAGAAGGTGTGAAATGAAATTAGAAGTAGGAATGTATGTAAGAACTGAATACGGAATAGAAAAAATAAAGTTAATTGATGAAAATTTTATGGATGGTGACACAACTTTTATTGCGACTGATAAAGATGAATTTAGAGGTGCTTATAACGGAAAATTAAATGGTTTTACTACTGGAAACAATGTTATTAAAAAAGCAAGTCATAACATAATAGATTTAATAGAAGTAGGAGATTATGTTAATGGTTATAAAGTAGTAGATATAAAGATATTTTCAGATGGTAATAAATATGTGGTTATTGCAACAGAAAAACATCAAAGTTTTTGGAAAGATAAAGTTTTTGAAGATGAAATTAAATCAATAGTAACAAAAGAACAATTTGAAAGTATTAGTTATAAGGTAGAGGTGGAATAGATGGAATTATGGATAAGAAGTCAAAATAAAGAAGTATTAACAAAATGTAGTTGTTTGGGTTTAGAAGACCAAAGCAATGGCAAATATTCAATATTAAATCATAGTGGATTAGAGTTTTATCAATATTTAGGAACTTATGATTATGAAAGAGCATTAGAAGTATTAGATGAAATACAAAGCTATTTAATACCAAAATTACACCATATTTGTGATAAAGATTTAGAAGGAAATAATGTAAAAGTTTTAGGTATAGATAGTATTCAAACAATGGTTTATGAAATGCCAAAGGAATAGAGGTGGAAGAATGAAAGTAATAGATGGAATAGAATTATTAAGAAAATATAGAGATGGAGAAATTGACTATGATACTAAAATAAAATCAATATCAGTAACAGGGAATGAATATTATATGCACATTGGTAGAAGTGCAGATAAAATATTACATGAAGATGGTAGTCCAGTAAGTACAGGTTATTTAACTAACATAGGGAATACTTTTGAAATAATAGAAGAAGAAAAAGATATAGAAGAAATAGATATTGATGAAGAAGCAAGAAAACAATGTTTTGGTATATGTATTCAAGATAGAATTTTAGCAAATAAAATCAACGAATTAGTAAGAGAATTAAATAAGATTAAGAAAGAAGGTAAGTAATGTTAAAGATAAAAGATAATGTAGATTTAAAAGAATTAGAGAAATATGGGTTTAAATATTGTGAAAGAAATTTTTATAGATATGATAGAGAAATAGATAACATAATGGTTTGGACTTTATATATTACTAGGACACATCATAATATACAAATAATAGTTCATGAGCCTTGTACTATGGCAAAAGAATTGCAAACTTTATTATACGACTTAATAAAAGATGGATTAGCAGAAAAAATAAATGATTAGTATATACACATTCATAGATGATGATGAAATATATTTTAAAGAATAAGGAGGAAGTATGACTTTAAAAGAAGCAAATATGCAACTTGAAAAGCTAGAAAATGATTATGAATATTATTTAAATGAGAAAGAAAAATTATTAACAACAGTTCTGCCAAAGGTTACTGATATAAGAGGAGAAAGAGTAGATGGTGGAAAAAGAAAAGATAGATTATTAGAATATATGGAGCAAATTGATACAAAACAAATAGATGCGACAATAGATTACATACATAACAGAAAACAAAACTTAATCAACTGGATAGAAAACGAATTAAAGATCATGCTTAAATATGGAGAATTAGAATCAGTAATAATTCAACTTAAAGAAATGGGAAAATTAAATAAAGACGGTAAGTATGAAAAGATAACATGGGAAGAAATAGCAAAAGAAGTACACTGGTCTAAATCATTTTGCAGAAATGTATATAGGAATTATAAGAAAAGGAGGTGTATAGATGAATAAAACAGTAATATTTAAAACTTTGAATAACTACCAAAAGATATTAGTAGACAAAGGTTATAAAGTTATATATATAGGATTATATGGTAGCCAAAATTATAATGTTGATGATGAATGTTCTGATATAGATTGTAAAGCAATTATATTACCAACATTGCATGATATTATTTTTAGAAAAGTAACTAGTAAAACTATTGAATGCGAAAATGGAACAATAGATGTAAAAGATTTAATAACATTTCATGATGTTATTAAAAAAGGAAATTTTTCTTATATTGAAGCAATAAATACTGAATATTCAATAGGCGATAAATATATAAAAGAATTATTTAAACAAATAAAACCTAATCTAAAGTCTATTTTGGGTGCGATGCACGAGAAAAGAAAAGCATTAACACATGAATATCCTAGTAAAAAAGAAGAATTTGAAAAATGGGGATTTGACCCAAAACAATATCATCATATTTTAAGATTAAAAGATATATTAGAATACATTGATGTAACAGGCGAACAGGTTAGTTATTTAAAATATGAAAATGAAGCTAGAAATTTTATGATAGCAGAAAAAAGAAATAAACATAATTATACTAAAGAACAAGTAGAAAAATGTAGCGATATTGAAATAGAGTTGGCAAAAAAATTAATTCCTAATGATTATAAATATGAATCTATTGATTTATCAGAAGAAGTTAGCAAATATATAGAAAATAAATTAAAAACTAAGTTGTTAGAAAATAGTAAAACAATGAGTGCTAGAGAGTACAGAACTTTTGATAATAATATACCAAAAAAGGATTTAGAAAAGTTTCCTATTTTAGAAAATTATCAAGGTAAAGATATTTCATATATAGTTTATGAAAGTATAGAAATATTATAAAAATATTTTTATGACACCTCGTGACACTTTTTTTATAGTAAAATAGTATCGTGGAATAATATAATTCCATTCATTTAATCTCCTGGATATAATAATCAAAGCACTACCTTATGGGTAGTGTACTGATGATATATAAGAGCGGACAGAAACCTTAAACTGTTTTCTGACGAGAAAACGCCAAGTGTACATATAAAGGCAAGTTAGGTGGAGATAGTCAAATTCTGTGGCAGTCGGGTAAATCTCCTTATCCGTCGAGACCACTGTATATCGTTAGTACAGTATCTATAAGATACTATTGCTAATAATTTTTTTGTTTGATTATGATTGAAGCAAGGAAAAAAAGAAATATCTTTTGTAAGGAGTCTATAAAAAGGTTTATCACCTAAAAAAGATATAAAACAATGTGGAGTCCTAGTTTTCTTTATATTGTGAGGTAATTCAATTTGGTAGAAGTCTACTCTTGGACAGTAGGAGTTGCAGGTTCGAATCCTGTCCTCACAACCAATTAGTATATTACTAGGAACAAAGTTAGTTCTAGTGTAATAGAATGAATTTACAATTTTCACATGCAAGTTAAGTTTTTACTGCAAAGCAAAATTGCGTATCATACCAACGTTAAGGGTTGCGTAGGCTATGCGTAATAGCTCAAAAAACTATGAGACAAAACTAGTCTCAAATGTAGGTGGTTATTTGTTTATCAGATACCACTTTACTTATTAGTGTTTCAAGTCATCTAAACGATGGCTTTTTTGTTGTATAAAAAGAGGTTGAACAAATGAATACAAAGAATTGTATGAAAGGGTTATGTAAATCGTGTCCTGAAGTAAATACATGTAATGGCATTAAAAAGGAATCTAAATATAAAAATAAGAAGGTAGTAATAGATGGTATAGAATTCGATTCAAAGAAAGAAGCTAAAAGATACCAAGAACTATTATTAATGCAAAAAGCAGGAATAATAACAGATTTAAAAATGCAAGTACCTTATGTATTGGTACCTGCTTTTAATTTAAATAAAAAAAGATATAGAAGTATGACTTATGTAGCAGATTTCGTATATAAAGAAAATGGTAAAGAAGTAGTAGAAGATACTAAAGGTTTTAGAACCGATATATACAAGATTAAAAAGAAGTTAATGGCTTATATATATCAGATAGAAATTAAAGAGGTGTAATTATGAATAAGTTCTTAAAAACAATAATTATGATAATTTGGGTTATTGATATTTTAAATATAGGAACTAATGTATTTGATTTTAATATAGTAGAGTTCCTAGATGCAACTTTACCTATAAATGGACTAGCATGGTTCTTAATATGGATTTTTGCATTATGATAGGTCTAAATGAATTATCAATAATGTTACTAATACTAGCAGTAGTTGTGTATGGGGTTATAAGTTGAAAAATAGGAGAGGAGTGAATTATGTGGAACAGGAAAAAGATACTAAATCAAAAGTAGGTAGACCCAAAACAGGTAAGTATGATAATTTGATAAAAGATATTAAAAAGTATACTGAAGACACAGAATATCCTATTTTAAAAGAGCTATGTTATAAAAAACACTATAATTATGATTATGTAATGCAACTTCAAAGAGATGATGAAGAATTATCTCAGTCTATAAAAGAATTACTATATAAAAAAGAAACTTTCTTAGAAAAAAATGGAGTGTTAGGTAATTTATCAAATACAATGGCCGTATTTTCATTAAAACAGTTAGGTTGGAAAGATAATGTTGAAGTTAAAACTGAAACTAATATAGATAATATAACCCCATTAATAAAAATGTTAAGCAATGGACAAGGAAATAAAAATGAAAGAAACAGTACAGACAATTAATTTAATTCCTGTTAGCATCAAACATAACGATTATATATTGAATACATTACAATGTAAATCTAATGTAGCAGAAGGTGCAGTAAGAGCAGGTAAGACCATAGATAACTGTATTGCTTTTGCATTAAATTTGTTAATTAGCGAAGATAAAATACATCTAGCTAGTGGTAGTACACTACCAAATGCTAAATTAAATATAGGTGAATGCAATGGTTTTGGATTGGAACATATCTTTAAAGGAAGATGCAGATGGGGAAAATTTAAAGACAATGAAGCATTATATATAACATTACCTAATAAAGAAGAAAAAATAGTAATATTTGCTGGTGGCGGAAAAGCTGATAGTTATAAGAAAATATTAGGTAACTCATATGGTTTATGGATAGCAACAGAAATTAATGAACATTATGATAGTGATAATTCAAAAGAATCATTTATTAAGGTAGCATTTGCTAGGCAATTAGCTAGTAAGAATCCTAAATGGTTTTGGGATTTAAACCCAGGTAATCCATTAGACACTATATATACAGATTATTTAGATTTATGGGAAGAAAAAGGATTAGTTGGTGGTTATAATTATGATCATTTTACTATATATGATAATAATGCAATAACAGAAGAAAGAAAACAAGAAATAATAAGTCAATATGATGAATCAAGTATCTGGTATCAAAGGGACATATTAGGTAAGAGAGTGGTAGCAGAAGGACTTATATATCAAGAATTTAAAGATTATCATATTATAAAAATGCAGGATTGGAATAAAACCGATGATAAAGGTAATTATATAAACGAATTGCGAAGATCATTAAAGTTTATAACAGTAGGTGTAGATTTTGGTGGTAATATATCAGCACATAGTTTCAATGCAACAGGATTTACACATAATTTTAAAAAGTTTGGAACTATAAAGCATAAGAGAATAGCAAAAAGAATAGATGATAAAGAACTAACAGAACAATTTGTTAGTTTTATTTTAGAATTAAAAGAAGAATATCCAAAAATAAATATAGTTGATATTCGTTGTGATAGTGCAGAACAAACATTAATAGCTGGTTTCCAAAGAGCATTAAGAGAAAAGAATATAGGAATACCTATAAATAATGCTATAAAAGGGAAAATACTAGATAGAATTAGATTTTATTGTAAAATGTTTAGCACTAACAAGTATTTTATTCTAGAAAGCTGTAATGACTTAATAATGGCATATAGAACAGCAATATGGGAAAAAGATAAAAATGATGTAAGGTTAGATAATGGAAAACAAGATGTAGATAGTTTAGATGCTCAAGAATATTCTACAGAACCATATATGAATGTATTAGTACAAGTTAATTAAAGGAGTGATAACATTGGAAAAGATAGTAACGGATTTTCTTAATGAATTAGGATATAAAACAAATGTAATAGATGAAAAGCAAGAAAAAAGAGTTAAAAATTGGTTAGAATGGTTTGGTGGGAAAACTAAACAACACGATTATAAGATATATAATGGTAAAAAGTATTGTAAAAAAACATATAAAACATTAAATATAGCAAGTCAATCTTGTGCTGATTTATCAGATTTCTTTTTTAATGAAAAGTTAGATATAACGATAGATAATAAAAAAGTAGAAGAAAAGATAAAAGAATGCTTAGAACAAAATAATTTCTTAGAAAATTCAAATAAATTAATGCAATTAGTAAAAGCTCTAGGAACTGGTGCTTATGTACCGTATTTGGAAAATAATGTATTAAAAATAAATTATATTAATGCAACAAACATAGTAATACTTAAATCTAATAATAATGAAGTACAAGATATATTATTTTGGAGTAAGAGAAAGACATTAGATGGTTTTGAATATTATATTAATGCTCATATATTAGACGAAAACGGATATGTAATTCATAATAGAAAATATACACAAGGTGTTAGTGATCAAAATTATAAGAAAATTGATTTAGGTGAAATAGAAAAAATAGAAACTAAATCATTTATACCTAAGTTTGCACCATTGTTTACAGCAGAAGTAAATAATATAGATATAAATAGTCCTTATGGTATTAGTTGTTATGCAAATGCTTTAGATACAATAATAGCTTTAGATAGAGCATATGATAGTTTTGATAATGAAATAGCATTAGGAAGAAAAAGAGTTTATGTTCCGACAAATGCGATTCAATTTAATATAAGTGAAAACGGGGAAACTATACCAGCATTTGATGAGAATGATATTGCATTTTATGCTTATCCTGGTAAAGATAATGATAAATTAGAAGAATCTAGTTTTGATTTAAGAATAGAGCAAATAACACAAGCAATACAAGCACAATTAAACCTATATACTTCAAAGGTAGGTTTAGGACATAATTATTATAAGTTTAAAGATGGTCAAGCATATGTTAATAAAGATAATGTAATGAGTTCTAATAGTGATGTATATAGAAAAATCAAAAAACAAGAAAATATTATTACAAGAGCAATAACTCAATTAATATATGGTATTGCTGAATTAATAGGAATAAAAGAAAAATTTAGTATATCTGTATTCTATGATGACACTATTATTGAAGATATAGAAAAAACTAGATTGCAAGCACAGTCTGAATATAATAATAAATTAATTAGTAAAGCTCAATATTATAGAGATGTATATAAATTGAAAGATGCTGAAGCATTAGATTTTGCTAAACAGATGAATGAAGAAATAATAGATGAAACTATAACTGATGGAAGTGAATTTGACATAGTAGAGTAGGTGATTACCTATGGCAAGATTAGAAGATAAGATAGAAAATGCGATTAAGTCTTTAACAGAAATGTATGAAAAAATAGAAAATGACTTACTACAAGAAATAGCAAGTCATTTTTCATACAAATCAGATTTCTTGAATAGTGATTATTGGAGAATTCAAAAACTTGATGAAATGGGATTATTTAATAAACAAATTGTTGATCATATTGCAAGATATTCTAATAAAACAAAAGAAGAAGTTTTAGAAGCATTACAACAAATAGGAATAGATACAATTAATTTAGATAATCTTAATAGGGTGTTTGAAGATGAAATATTAAAAGTTAATCCTAATATACTGAAAGATAATTATGTGATACAGAATATGATTAATACTTCATACAATGAATTATCAAAAAGATTTATACAATTATCAAAACAAATAGAAGAAGCTACAAGAAATGCATATTTGAATATAGTTGAACAAACATATTTACAAACTAGTATGGGTACTCATTCATATCAAGAATCAATAAGAAGTGCAATAGATCAATTAGGAAATAAAGGTATTACTACATTAGATTACAAGATAACTGATGAAAGAGGAAATATTACTGGTATAAGACAATATGATATAACAAGTACAGTAAGAAGAGAAATATTAACAGCTTCAAGGCAACTTTCTAATAATATTAATATGGAAATGGCTAATCAGTTAGAATGTAAATATTTATACCTGTCAGAACACATAAGATGTAGACCACAACATTTCGATTGGCAAGGAACAATTATAAAAAGAGAAGATTTAGTAAAAGTAACTGATTATGGAAGTATAACTGGTTTGGCTGGTATAAATTGCGCTCATTACTTTGAACCATATTTTGGAGAAGCAAGAGGGAATGACTTAAAGAAAATTTCAATAG